ACATTCTCACGACCCCGTACTAACGGTGCACCACCTAAGTAGGAGTGTATAAGTCCAGGTGAAAATGATCCCCGGCGCGGCAAACCCTTTTAACGCTTACAGGCCCAGCTCCTCATAAGCCTCTTTAATAAAACCGCTAAGGTCATGTGACTCCCACCACCGGCTCAATGTGCCAAATGCTTCATTTTCTTTAGTATCTACTATATCAATAAGCTTCTCAGTAACCTTATAAATCTCACTCTCAGTGTCCTCTAAGCCGGCCAGTACCTTAGTCCAGCCGATCTTTTCAGCTCGCCGGGCCAGATAAGGCTTAACAATCTCGCGGTGGTTCGACACCCAAAAGCCGCGGGTATCTTTTGTGGCTTCAATTGTCTGCTCAAATGAGTATACTTGCTTAGTCATTGCTATATCTCCTTTATTTGCTTAACTGCCCTTAGTCTAACAAACAAATATACCCAAGTCAACACCTAAAATACATAAAATCATTACTACGTGCACAATGCTTGCATAGTGCAACCAATAACACCCGTAAATAGCTTCAACCTCATATATGCGGACAAACCCAAAACCGCGGCGAATCCTCTTAATGCGACATAAATGCTTATAATTATATATAAACGCTCATATTTACCGCAAAAAGCCAAGTATAATGCACCACAAGCCCATAGTATTGCAGTACACAACGCGCGCGGGCCTCCCTTTTAATGCTTCCTTAATTGGAATTTTTTACTACTTATACAGATAATATAGAAGGAATACATATAAGGAAATAAGGAATAGCCTTGCACTATGCTTAATATTGCACAAAAACAAGTAAAACTAATGTATAATACGCCATTTTACTGCTAAATTGGGTGTTTTCGCACAGTTTTAGGCTTGTACCACGCCATAATTGCCGCTGCAGACCCGTTCACACCCCAATATTCAGTATCAAAATAGCTCCACAACCACACAACATTCTCAAGATATATACAAATATGCCCCAAAAATCACCACCAATATACCATATATGATATATTTTCACCCACTTCACAGACAAAATGCAACGAAAATGCCGGGGAAATGAAAATCACCCCTCATTTTATATATCATATTTGATATAATCATCTCATATTATGTTCGCTACGCTCAACGCATACGCTTCGCCGCGCTCGCATAAGCTATATATTCACCCAAAATCGCCCATTATTCCTTATATATAATGTATCTATAACCCCAAACCCGGCGCGCGTTCCCTTTTAGTGCCCATTGCAACAATACATATATATTATATAAAATATCCCACCATTATATTTTGCGAAGTAACACCAAATAAGCCTAGCACCACTAGAATCAACGGGACTACCCAACACGGATAAAACAACCTTGAATGGCATAATGCCCACTACGCACCCTCTCAGCGGGAACTGCGCATACCCACAACAAACCGCGGCGCTTCTCCCTTACAGGCCCCATTATTTTACGAAGTAAAGCAAATAGCCCATTTTGATACAAAACTACTATATATAAATACAAACCAATACACGCCATCCTACGCGTTATCTACCCAGCTAACAGATACCACTACTATATATATAAGGGCGAGAAAGGGGGCTCATACTTCGTGAAATGGGTATTGTGCGAAGTTAAAACAGCCAACAATTGGCCATATATTTTGCGAGCCATATACACCACACACACACCATATGTCAAGCGTTGATGAATGATTTATTTTTTGTGGGTAATTATTTTGTTGGGGTGAGTGAGTGTAGGATAGCTGGTAGGTGGGGTGCCGGAGGCCACTCCCATCAACATTACATACGCTACTACGGGTGAATGAATGATGCTCATCCTCAAAATATACAACCAATATTTTTCAAAGGTATATACCCGCCTATTATTATCAATATCCAACCCAAAAACTAAAAGTATATACTCAGCTAGAAAGGAGGCCTATATGGCAGAGACACAAAGTGGCGCGTCGCGTAGCGCAGATGAAAAAAGACCCAAGGAATATTGGAGAGAAAGAAAGTTAGCCCAACGCGAGGGGAAGACTACACGTATGAAGAACAAAGATGGTGTAGGCATCCGTAAACGTAATAAGGGCAAGGTTGCTAGTCAATGGACGCAAACCGAACAACAAGAGCAATGGCTCAACTACTATATGGATCCTAAGTCGCCGAGTTATGCAAACGCTTATGCAAGTGCTATACGTGCCGGTTACTCTAGGTGGGCAGCCACTAAGATGGAGACTAAGGATTGCCAAAAGTGGGTCGCCGAGGCTAAGAATATGATGCGCCTTACTCCTGAACACCTTAAACAGCAGCTACAGATGATTGTTGTAAATGATATAAGTAAAGATGCCGATAAGATCAATGCTATTAAGCTATTGGGCAAGGAACATAATATGTTTGTCGATAAACAGGTTACGGCCCATATAGGTATTGAGGAAGCATTAAAGGAGTTAGATAACTTATGACACCTCAAAAGAAGCCGGCGAATCGTAAGCTTATTTATATTTGGGATGAGAACCTAGCTTACTTTAATAGTTTGCCTAATAAGTCAGCAGCGATTAATCTATTACTTAAAAGGGCTCGCGCCGATGGATGATATTAAATTAACAAAGGGACAGAGGTTGGCGCAAGCCAAGCGCGTTGAGGTGGTGTAATGGAAGATATAAAATTAACTACCTCACAGCTGCAAAAGATAAAGCTCATTAAACAGGACTTCTACAAGTTCGCTAAGATGAATCTGTATATTAAGGATAAGTTCGCCAATATCGTACCATTTGTCCCCAATGAGCCTCAGCGGGCTTTGATTGATTATGTGTTGCTTTGCATCAGTGAGAAACATCCTGTAAAGGTTATCATCTTAAAGGCTCGCCAGATGGGCTTTAGTACGGCCGTAGAGGCTCTTTGTTATTGGTGGACATCTACGAACTTTAACATTAATAGTGTTATTATCGGTAATGATGAGAAGTCCTCACTTAACCTTTATAGGATGTTCCGTCGTTATTTTGACAACACCAATATCCTGTTTAAACCGAGTGTTCGTTACAACACTAAAAGTGACCTAACATTTGAGAAGTTCGATGAGTCAGGTAAACAGATTGGCCTAGGATCGGCTATCAAGATTGAGACAGCCAAGAACAAGTCCGCGGGACGTTCTGACACCGTCAACTTTCTGCACGCGAGTGAGTTGGGCGCTTGGGAGAATGGAGAAGACTTGGTTGCCTCTCTTATGCAGACCGTTCCAGATGCCGAGGTGATGGAGAAGCCATCAATGGTGTTTCTGGAGTCTACAGCGGAAGGCCGAGGCAACTACTTCCATAAAGAATACGTCGCGGCGGTCAATAAGAAGAATAACTACCAGCCTCTATTCGCCCCATGGTGGATACTTGACACTTACGAGCGCGATGCTACGTTTGAGGATTTGGGCCAACTAAACGATTATGAGAAGTTCCTAGTTGAGCTGATGCGTAAAGGGCATGAAACCCTTGGTCATAAGTTTCCCATTAGTGAGGAATCGATCCCGAGAAAGCTTGCCTATTACAGGAGAAAGGCAAAAGACTTTGCAGCAACTCCTGAGCGTCTACCTCAAGAATACCCCTCGACGTGGGAGGAAAGCTTCATCGCAAGTGGTAAGAACGTATTCAATCCATTAGCCTTACAGGAGATGGAGAAGGATGCAACACCATTAGAGGATGTAAACTATTACAAGATTACCCCATTAGAGGATCGCCCTTATGAGGAATTTGAACTAGAACAAATACCATTTGAAGAAAACGAAACGCCTGATGACTTTACCTACAAAGCACCACTTAAGATTTGGGAGAAGCCAAAGCCCTATAAGGAGTACGTTATTGGTGCTGACGTTGCAGAAGGTCTCAAGGGCGGTGACTTTAGCGTTGCTACTGTTGTAGACGTCTCAACAATGGAGGTTGTAGCGAGATGGAGAGGACATTGCGATCCCGACAAATTCGGCGAGATCTTGGGCGCTCTTGGTACGTATTACAATTATGCCCTTATAGGTGTAGAGGTAAACAACCACGGCCTTACTACAGTACAAAAGCTCCGCGATACCTTCTATACAAACCTCTACAAGCGAGATAGGGGTTATGACGAGGAATGGGAGACTCCTACTGTTAACCTCGGCTGGAAGACTGATATGCGCACTAAACGCTTAATGGTTGATGACCTCATCAAGCTAGTACGCGAACGCGTGATTAAAGATAAGGATATTGTATTCATTAATGAGGCATTCAGCTACGTGCGTGATGAGCGTGGTAGAATGAACGCAGAGGAAGGCTCTCATGACGACGTGGTGATGAGTACAGCTATTGCTTACCAGCTATTCCCTTGGGGTGATAACGATATATCAAACTTAAAGGTAATTTCTACCGCAAAGATGCATAAAATAACCAATGGATGATAAAACACTACAAGAGGTGACCAAGCGCTTTAAAAAGGCGCGACAGTATACCGAATCCCACTATAAGAAGACTTGGGCGAATGCGTTTAAGTCTTATAACGGCATTAGAACAATACGAGGCTACGCAGGACAGGCCGATGAGTTTGTTCCTGAAACCTTCTCAATCGTAGAAGCCCTCGTGTCCTCATACGTTAAAACAAAGCCGCGGTTTAAGTATTGGCCGCTACATGAAGAGCAAGAACAAAGCGTTGAGGCTCTTAATGGTCTAGTCAACTATTACTGGTCTATCAACAACATGACTGATAAGATGATTAGCTGGATTAAGGATATGGCCCTATACGGTACAGGTGTTTTGGCCTTTAGTTGGCTAAAAGACCGCCCGCTTATCCAGAACATCCCATTAAATGACTTTTTCGTTGACCCAGCGGCGCGCCATATCAACAACCCAGAAGAACCTGGCTATCCCCGATATGCAGGATATCGCTATCTTACAAGTCTTGAACAGCTCAAATCTCAGATGGAGGTGGACATTGAGACCGGCAAGGTAGAGAACAAGTATAAAAACCTTGATAAGGTGGTCTCTGGAACTGACAGCGAGGAGATGGACAAAGACATCAAGGAGATGTTGATTGGCTCAACCTACGGGAAAGACGCCATCAGCGAGCAAGTAGAGGTTATCGACTACTGGACTGAAAAGAAACACGTGATGGTAGCTAACCGCAGCGTTGTTATCTTAGAGGAGGATAATCCCTACGCCCGAAAAGAGTCAACAAAAGAGCTGCCGATGGACTTAGACGGCGAGATTATCCCAATGAAGGTGAAAATCCCCGCCATTAAAGGCTTTCTACCTTTTGCAGTAGCCCGCAACTACGTTGATACGAGCCTATTCTACGGTAAGGGTATTGCTGAGGTTATTCTCAAGACCCAGGAGCTTCTCAACGATACAGCGAGCCAGAAACGGGATAATATTGCTTACGTGTTGAACAATATGTGGCAAATCGAGCCTCGCTATCAACACTTAGCTGAGCGTATCCAGTCCGCACCAGGTGCTATTTTCCCGATTCCTAAGGGTGCACTTACCCCGATTGAGAAGAACGACATTAGCCCGGCCGCCGATGCCGAGATTAGCCGTCTTACTCAGCAAATGCGTACTGCAGTAGCCGCGGATGCAGCCGTCCAGGGCATTAGTCAACGCTATAGTCGTACTACCGCCACTGAGATTTCTAACCAGATGGAGCAATCAGACGCTCGTACGAACGTTAAGATGCAGTCGCTCGAGGACGGTGGTCTCTCTCAGGTGGGATCAATCCTGTTTAAGATGATTCAGCTATTTGTTAAAGAGGATACTCCAGTGCGGATGACTGACCATAATCAGATTACTTGGCAGGTGTATAGCCCAGATGTCTACTTTGGTGAATACCAGCCAAAGGTTGTACTTGAAAGCACTGCAGACGCCGAGATTGCGATGCTCAGCCAGGCAATGCAGACAGCTGCCCAGTTCAGCCTCCAGAATCCTCTCGTTAACCAGGAAGCGTTCCTACGCAACATGTACAAGACTCTCTTTAGTAAGTACATGACCGAGGATGACATTAACGAAATGTTAACTGTGCCTCAGCCAATGATGGGCCCCGATGGTCAACCAGTCGATCCGTCACTCGTACAAAGCGGCGCATCCCTTGCCCCGGGCGCTGAAGAGTATCTACTCGGAGCAGGCGCAGCCCAAGGCGGAGGTGATTCATTCAATAAGCGAGCCCAAACCGGCAACCAAGGCGGCGGCGGAGCTAATAGTAACGATAACAACATTAGACGAGTACGGAGCGAACAGGCATCCACTCGATTGAGGTAGTAAATGGAAGAGAGTAACAAATGGGAGAAGATCGCTCACCAATGGGAGCAATTCTCCAAGACAGAAGCCTATAAAGAGTTGATGAGCTACATCGATCTACAAAAGGACGTAAACTCTACATTAGCTGCTGGGCCTATTGAGATATACAAGGAAGTGCCAACCGTTGACGGAAAGACGACGCAACAACTTGAGTTTGAGCCCGAGAAGCTGGCGTATCTTTTACAACGCAATGTAGGCCTTGATACAATCCGCCTTTACATTGAGGGCTTCAGTATCAAGTAATTTCTACAACAATGTAATATTTACAGCGTAGGAGGGTTTCGCCCCTGTCCCTCCTACACTCCCCTTAAAGGGGGCGAGATTGAAGACAAACTAATAGGAGTACACTAGAATGGAAGATTCCCTTACCGGAACTAACGATGCTAGCCTCAATCAAGAGCCTACTAGCGTTAACGAGCCGGCGGATATCTCTAGCGATACTACCTCTCAAGCTCCAGTAGAGCAAGATGTAGTAGCTGAGCCCGCCCAAGAAAGCGAGCCAGCAGATAACGGGCTGAGTAAATTCGCGAAGGCGCAAGGCTTTGACCTTGATAACGCTAGCGAGGATACGAAACGAGCCCTTAAAATTGCTCTGGACAATCAGCGCTCATTCCGTAGCGCAAAACAATTAGCAGATACCAGCGAACCTACTGACGACTTGCGCGCAGAGGTTGCTAACTTGAAGTACGAGCGACAAGTTGAGCGATTCTTTGGCGAACAAGGCCGTGACCGCAATCTCGAAGCGGTAATGTACGACATCGTAAAGGATAAGGCTGCTAAATACGGCGTAGAATATGCAAATAACCTACGACACGACCTCGGCACTCTGTATGATTTAGCCGTGCTTAAGTCGAGCAAGAACACCTCGAATGTAGATCCGGAGCAAATCCGCCGAGAGGAAAGGGAGTCTATCAATCAACAACTCCAGCAGGGCACTCAAGCCCATGCTACTGATCAAACCCCTACGGTAACAACTATCCAGGATGTTATGGCCAAGTACGAAATTGGCTCACCTGAATACATTGCCGCAATAGACAAACTAACAAACTAAAAGGAAAAATTAAATGCCTAACTATGTTACGCCTACTAAGGGCGCTATGTCGGCCAGCGATACGGCCGGTACGCATAACCTGGTGCCTCAAATCTGGGCTCCAGAAGTAGAAAAGAACCGCACCGATAACCTCGTGCTCTGGAACTTCATCGACCACTCGAACCTTGATCCAGGCACACAGCAAGGTGATGTCGTGCACGTTCCGTTCATGAGCGAGATCGCTGATGACTTTACCAACAACGCTTCGGTTACTGCCGCTTCTGCAATTGAGGCCGTTCAGACAACCCTTATCGATGTCTTTATCGATCGCTACCTCCGCAAAGCAGTTGGTGTTCAGGATGTCGCCAAAGCTCAAAGCAAGTACGAATTCCGCTCCCTGTATGTTGAGCGCCTCGGCCGCTGGCTTGCTAAGGGTATGGACACTGAAGTATTGAATAAGATCCGCGCATCTGGTAGCGGTATTAAGAAGGTTCAAACTGCGGCCGCTGGTGTGTTGGCTTACGCTGACATTGTGAAGGCTCTCGGTGAGCTTGACGCTGCAAATGTGCCTGAGGACGACCGTGCATTGTTCGTTAACGGCAAGACTCGTGCGCTCCTCCGCTTGATCCCTGAGTTTACTGCTTACGCAAGCGTTGGTGAGAGCGGCATTGTCAAGACAAAGAATGGTCTTGTTGGCCACATCTTCAACATGCCTGTTTATGTCACTAACGTCATCGATCAAGTTGGTGGCAAGGATGTTGTATACATCATGCACAAGAGCGCCCTCAAGGGCTTGGCTCAGATGACCAAGACTGAAGACGGCCGCGACAAGCTGGCTGGCACCGACTACGTTGTTGGCTCAAGCCTCTTCGGTTGTGCAGTTGCTCGCAAAGACCACATTGTTGAAATTACTGTTAAATAGTTAATCTCAGCATTAAAGCCTCCTCCCAAGCGGAGGGGGCTTATTTTAAAATAAGGAGATATAGTGATAAAAGATAGCGTTATAGACAATCTAGAAAATCTTGGTTTTCGAATTGACTTCACTCTTGAGTGCGCTCGGTTTTACGACGGATGCGGCCACCTATGCGGCGAAGTGTTTGTTAGTCATCCAACCGACTCGTGGATCGGGGGAAAGGTGCTCCAGGTGTATTGGTCTGCAGGGGCTAGCAGCGAGCTGGATTCGATGCTTGAATTAATCGCGCACGGCTCTGGAAAGGGATACATGCCAGGCCTGTTTATCCTCAAGACCGACGCCGGCTTTATTAAGCGCGGTAAATCTCTGGGGTTTACACAGTCCGACCCAACGCTATTCACTAAAAGCCAACTAGACAGAGTGCGTCTCCGCGTGGCCGCACTTAATCCCGTAACTTATAAGGTAAATTAACAATGACAAAATGGGTAAACAATAGTGCATGGAACGCGCTGTTAGCAAAAATAAATACTGCAAACAAGGTGTTAATCCTTCCGTCCTATACGAACGACTACAACACCGCTAATAGCCAAAAGTTGGGCGAAGGATCTTACTCTACGTCATCGCAAACATTCCCGACGGCTGGCGAGCGAGTAGTAACCCTTAACCCGGCAAATAATCTTAGTATTACAAAGAGCGGTACGGCTACACATGTTGCATACGTTAACGGCACTGAGATGCTATTTGTAACCGACATCGCAGGGCAGGCAGTAACCCAAGGCGGTACAGCCAACCTTACTGGTGTTCAACTGAAGGCAGAGGATATATAACATGCCGGCCATAGACAAAAAAGAATCTCTGCGCAAGCTGGCCGACATCGCAGAAGATATGGGTTTTCGCGTCTGGTTCGACTTCAAGCAGTGCCACATCCACGAGATGTACGGCAAAGAGATTGCATGGTTCGACCTAGACGATCAGAATAGATTCTGGATCGACGGTGCATTTCTAGTGGCGTCTAGAGGCAGATACTTCCGCGAGATATGCAACATCCTAGGGACGTTCGTGCAGGAGCCTGGCAGGCAAACACGCGGGACTCTCTACGCGGTATCGAATAGTGTCGGCCCATGGGGGCGCATCAAGGAGCTACCCGACGCCTCCGGTGTCGAATGGCTTAATAGTGACAGTATGCGATCGCTATATACACTAAAGGGCGCAAAAAGAATCACTAGGCGGTACGACCTGGGCGACGCAAAGATTGTTCCGGTGTTCGATAACGATTACGAAGGCGCGGGCGCTTATGCAGATGACTTGACAAAAACGGGTGGAGAGAATGCCCCGCGGGTACCCAGTGACAACGACGATAGCTCCGGGCAAAATAACCAGAACAGCCCAGGCGGAAACAATAACAATTTCTTTAGAATGAACTTCTAGGGGGTTATATGGCAAATAATATGACAATAGGCCTCCTGGCTGCAGCTATAACAGATGAGGTCAACACTATAGATATAGAGACGGCCTATGGCCCATATTTTCCAAGTGCACCATTCTATGTAACAGTGTCCCCAATTGATGAACCGCCTACGGCTTTAAACTCCGAGATAATGGCGGTCAGGGCGCGTAATGGCAAGACACTCACAGTAACCCGAGGACAGCGCGGAATAGTAGCAAAAGCGCATAAAAAAGGTTCGTTGGTATACCGTGGCGTCTACTACGAAAACCTGCTACATGTTGGGGATATAGTGATGACACTGAACACAAACCCGCAACCGGGGAGGCTATTACTCAACGGGCAGGGTGGCTATAGTAAATGGGATTATCCACTACTATATGATCATATCTCCAATAACCCTCGATACGGAACTATCACTGGAGATACGTTCAGTCTATCTAATTTTAGCGGTAAGTTTCCACTTATTGCAGGAGGTTTTGACAGTATGGGTTCAGAGGGTGGAAGCGATACTATTCGCCTATCCCCCCAAAACTACCAGACCAACACATGGATGAGCGACGTCATCTCACCGTCTGGACCTGTTCACAAAGCGGTGAACGGCGGCGGCGCATTTGGCTTCCATGTTCATGCAACAACAAACTCCGCTAACGACTCGTCAAAGAATGTGCCATTGGAGTGGCGGCCGAGCTATATCGCAATGAACTTTGAAATTGTAGCGGGGTAAACAATGTTACTGTCTATACCCCAAAAAGATTTGCCGAGCGAGGTTGTAAAAGATTTCTGGGCAGATACAGACACCCTCACCGCCGGCCCTGACGGGCTAGTGGCACACTCCAGTAGGTTTTCGACACACTATGCCTCAGTTAAGAAGGCTAAGGGGTATAGCGATGTAGAGTTGCTCGCCAAGGTGAAAATAGACACTACCGCATACAAGCAGGGATTACTAGTTATACGTGGTAATGTATATTACGACGAGAATAAAAAGAAAAAGGTCGACAGTGGATATGTCTTAGCTCTCCAAGAGGGGGGTAGGAACACCATGTATATGAAGGTGGACAAGGCGCAGGGCGAGTTTTCCGATGCGATACTTGTACCCTTCCCGACCGAATGGAACTGGTATAGGTTCAGCGTTAAAGGAACGACGGTTAAGGCGAAATTCTGGCGTGATGGGTATCCCGAACCGGCATGGCAGATAGTGATAAACGACAATACCTGGATATCTGATAGTAACGGGTCGGTAGGTATAGCCCACTTTAGCGGCGGTAATGTCGCATACAATTACATTGCCGCCTCTACAGAGAGCAGACCTGCGCCAATGCCAGGTGAATACGCGAGCACATACGTTAACCCCAGGCCCGAACCCGAGCTTGGTTATTGGGGTGCGCCCGGGCTACGCCCATTAGGTGCGATATTGCCAGTTAAGAATACGCCCAAGGTTTATGTGCTGACACCTCAACGTGCTATTGAACGCTTGACGATATCTCGCCCGGCTTTAACAGCTGAAGGCCCAAAATACAACCTCAAGGGTAGGCGCGGCTGGGTACATCTTGTCACTAAAGCAAAACCAGTACTCACCTACGTACCGCCAGTGCCTGGTGAACTACGCCCCGTACAGGCCGTTGAGCGTCTGACAATTAGACAACCAACCCTAACCCATGCGGGTCCTGTATACGCCCTAAGTGGCAATAAAATAACAACAAGGATGTCTATATCATCTCCGGCCTTAACAGCTCTCACGGCGGCTTACATGCAGCCACAGGGCATAAATATAAGGGTCGGTATTAGCAGCCCCAATGTTATATTTATACCGAAGCCCGAGATACTAGAGCTGATACCATCTCCAGTATCTATGCGGCTAACAATAACGCGGACTAATGATTTATTAGACCCAAGCGTATACAATATTGAATACAAACAATATAAGCCCGATTACGTGGGTATAAAAGCCTATGAGGGCGAAACATTAAATATTGACCGATACCGCCCCGATACAATAGAGGCGGGCAAGATCGATAGTATCGAACTAAATACAAACAGATATAAGCAAATAGTAATTAAATAGGAGAATATAATGGAAAATCTTGGCAAATTTAGCGTGAGCAACGTTGTCGATAGCGCGCCAAGCGACAGCCTCGGCGTAGTGCTCGCGCCAAATGGCGGCAGCTACTCACTGGTAGCTACATCGTCAACTGGCGGCGGCCAAGGCGGCAATGTGCCGAAGCTTGGCGAAAGCGATAGTAGCTGGCAGGAAATCACAGGCACAAAGGGTATTTGGGTATACCGGCGCTACAACGGAGTGTTATTTATTAAACCAAAAGGCGCGTACAGCTCAGTTAGTGGGTTGGCTCTTGGGGAGACCCAAATCCTTCAAATTCCTCAACCTTACCGCGACGGACTCGAGACTGCAGCTGCCTCGATAGTGCATACAGCTACAAAGAAAGCCGACGGGTCGGCAATTATGGTCAACCAATTTGGCCAGCTGAGTATTACGTCAGCTACGGCTAACGGTTCGTACACCATCCCGACACTGGCTATTCCTTATTCGAACATCGGCTAGGAGCTTAAATGACACTCGCTGATTTACGTAAGCGGGTGATGATAGATAAGCTGGATGATGAAGACTACGAGCCAGAAATCATCGACAACTTTTTGAATGACGCCCAGCGGGATATATTCAACCAATTTGAACTGCCATTTATGGAAAAGATCTTTATTGGTGATGTACCCGCTGGTGCGTCTATCATTAAGCTGCCCGATGATGTTAGTAGGGTAGAGATGCATGCAATGAGCGGTGTGCCTAACTTCTTTCAGATGAAGTGTGAATACCGCGATTTCTTTATGCGATTTGCAGATGCAATGAACAATGCACCGCATGCACCCTACTACTGGACCGAATACGCCGGCAATATTCTATTAGACGCCCCGACTGATAAAGAATACAAACTATACACGTATTATTACAAGAAGCCAAATACGATGGCCCAAGATACTGATAAGCCAGATATCCCCGAGGAGTTTACCGAGCTACTTATCTTAGGTGCACTCCGTCGCGTACATGACCGTAACGAGGATATGGATTTATCTACTCAGGTAGAGAACCAGTACCAAGCTCAATTGCAGGAGATGGTTACTCGCTTTGGTATGCGCGATGCATTTGGCCCTGTTAAGATGCGTAATTTACAAATATAGGAGGATGAATGGCGCAGCAAGTTAAGATTGCTACCCAGCTAAATCTAGGAGGTATCGACCTTGTTACGCCAGTCGACCTTCTCCAGGAGGGCAAGAGTCCTTTTAGTAAGAACTTTCGCCTCCAAGCTCAACAAAAGGATTCCCGCCGCGTGGCCGTGTCAACTAGGCGCGGCCATTCTTTACATATGGAGCCGCTCGGTGAGTCCCAAGCACTTGGTAATGCAGCTACTGTTACTCAACGGTTCAAGATTAATAGAGATAATGCTTTTCTTTTGCAACCGTTTACTGCTAACGTAGACCAACGTATTACTCGCCTAGATATTGACATTAAAAACCCCGGCGGTGCTACCGGCCCAATACTAGTAGAAATGAGGAATGAGCTTACCGATAAACGGTTACCAGGTAACCCGGCTGCGTCCTCTAGTATTTCTACTAGTATTGGGCCGGTAGCACCGCCGGGGTTTTTAATGTCAATATCTAGTAACCGTTTATCGGTAAGCTCATTCCTCAATGGAGACATTGGCGATGAAGGCAATTGG